TAAACAAGCGGACGCCGGACGCCCGCCCCTGATCCAAACGTACAGGAACCGATTCGCGTGGTTTAAAGACCGCCGACCGCATCCAATCGATGAAGTAAAACGCAACGGCGGGGAAAAAGTGATAGCACTTCCCGTGGTTTCTACAGCCCCACAGCCTACCCACTGACCGCGGTTTTTAAAACTGGATTCAATCGCACGGCGGGCGGTTTCCGGTTACCGGTTACTGGTTTTTGGCGTGGTTCCGCGGTTTTTTAAGATTTTTTAAGATTCGGCGGGCACACAGCTCTGGGTACAGCAGCAAGGTCCATGTTTCTCACAAATAATGTATAGTATTTTTGTATTAGATACGTTAGTATAGGATAAAGCCCACAGGTACCCTACAGGTACCCTAAGGGTCCCCGGAGCGCGAATGGAAGCACAAGAAGTAACCTCGAAACGATTAAAGCTTGAATTAAGGCTAGAGCAGTTAAAAAAAATAGATTATTCACAAAATAATTTTTTACATTTTGTGAAGTCTATGTGGCCTGAATTTATTGCAGGGGCCCATCATAAAATTATATCTGACAAGCTTGAAGACATTGCAAGCGGTAAACTAAAAAGATTGATTGTTAACATGCCCCCGCGACACACGAAGTCTGAGTTTGCCAGCTATCTCTTTCCAGCGTGGATGATCGGCCGTAAGCCGACAATGAAAATTATACAGGCGACACACACAACAGAACTTGCTGTCAGTTTTGGTCGTAAAGTAAAAAACCTTCTGGAACGTGACGAGTACAAGGAAATATTTCCAGACGCACATCTATCTGTTGACAGTAAGGCATCTGGTCGTTGGGATACAAAAGCCGGCGGCATGTATTACGCCGTGGGTGTCGGATCAAACCTAGCGGGTCGTGGTGGAGATCTTATTGTTATTGATGACCCACACTCGGAACAGACAGCTATGTCAAACTCCGGTTTTGAAGATGCGTGGGAATGGTATACGGGGGGACCCCGACAGAGACTACAGCCCGGAGGAGCAATAGTTCTTGTACAGACAAGATGGTCGCTGAAAGATATGACAGGACAGTTGATAAAATCCATGGCCAAGGATCCCCTAGCTGACCAGTGGGAGGTTATTGAGCTGCCAGCCATTATGCCCAGCGGCTCTGCCTGCTGGCCGGAATACTGGTCAAAAAAAGATTTAGACTCTGTAAAAGCTTCTATACCGCCGTCCAAATGGAATGCACAGTACCAGCAAAACCCTACCGGTGAGGACAATGCGATTATTCCCCGTGGCTGGTGGAAACGATGGAAGAAGAAAAACGTGCCTGACCTAAAATATGTTATACAAAGTTATGATACGGCGTTCACGAAACGCGAAACGTCAGACTATTCTGCCATAACTACATGGGGTGTGTTTTCTCCTGAAGAAGGCGGACCACCAGGATTAATACTACTGGACAGTAAAAAGGGACGTTGGGACTTTCCAGATTTAAAAGCCAAAGCTTTAGATGAATATGAGTACTGGGACCCCGACACGGTAATCGTGGAAGCAAAAGCAAGTGGGCTACCTTTGACCCACGAACTACGGAACACGGGTATTCCTGTTGTAAACTTTACGCCTTCTAAAGGTAATGACAAGGTATCAAGGGTCCACTCGGTATCACCTTTGTTTGAAGCAGGGATGGTCTGGGCCCCCGAAGAGACGTTTGCAGACGAGATGATAGAAGAAGTTGCAGCTTTTCCAAATGGAGAGTATGATGACCTTGTAGATAGTATGACGCAGGCTTTAATGCGTTACCGGCAGGGTAACTTTGTAAACCTGCCTTCGGACGATTGGGGCGATGACGAATTGAAAGAGACAAGGATAAGGGCTTATTATGGATGACTTCATGGATCTTATTCAGTGGATTGGCGGCGAACCGTTTGCCGTGGGACTCCACCGAAAAAAAATTTTAGTAGGCGGTTTTGAAAAACTTTCGGATCTTGAAAGAGAAGCTTTGCAATACGAAGCTGACTGGCATGACAGGTATAATGTCAAAGGCGACCAGTACGGCATGAACTTTCAGAATGGTGGGGTAGTATCTTTACCCGCCGCACAAAAAATAAATAATTATTTTAATAAACTAAACAATGGGAGATAAGAATGAGTGACGAAGAACAACTTTTAAAAGCAGACGGGTTTGATAAGGCAGTTTTAGGCGTTGGCCGAAGATGCGGCCAACCGGACCTTTTAGTGTACGATTATCACAAGTGTTGCGAAATACTTGTGAAACGTGATAAGATGACGTATGAAGATGCAATGGAGTTTATGGAATATAATGTCGTAGGTGCATGGGTAGGAGAATTAACACCTGTTTTTGTAAATACAGACAAAGAAGAAATAAGTGAACTTTATGATTTATCAGAGGTACAGTTAGATGGCAAAACCACCCATTAGTTTAATGGACAGAAATGTTCCGGCACAGCTTGATCCGCAAGATCTGGAAGCTGAGATAGAGTTAGAGCTTCCCGGAAGCTTGGAGCCCAGAGAAATTGGTGAAATAGAAGTTGAGATGGAAGAAGACGGCGGTGCTGTCATTGATTTCGACCCGACAGCCACGGCTGCCGAATCAGCTCCACAGGATTTTTTTGGTAATCTAGCAGAAAACATTGATGACCAGCAGCTAAGTACGTTAGCTGGTGAACTGGTAGCGGAGTATGAAGCAAACAAGAGCGGCCGTCAGGAATGGGAAGATGCTTTTGCAAACGGTCTGGAACTTCTTGGTTTTAATTACAGTGAACGCTCGGAACCTTTCAATGGAGCCACAGGCGTTACACATCCGCTGTTAGCCGAAGCTGCTGTGCAGTTTCAGGCACAGGCATTTAACGAGCTGTTGCCAGCAGGTGGTCCGGTAAGAACAAGTATTATTGGAGCGACAACAAGGGAAACGGAAGATCAGTCACAGCGTGTAAAAGATTTTATGAACCATTACATTACAAACGTAATGGAAGAGTATACACCTGAGTTTGACCAGATGTTGTTTTATTTGCCGCTGGCAGGATCTACCTTTAAGAAAGTATATTATGACGGGGCCCTCGACAGGGCTGTCAGTAAGTTTGTACCGGCAGAAAACCTTATTGTGCCTTACGAAGCAAACGATTTAGAAACCTGCCCTAATATAACACATACTGTAAAAATAAATTTAAACGAACTACGAAAGCAGCAGATATCAGGGTTCTATCTTGATATACCTGTATTACCGCAACAGGGTAACAGCAGTTCGTTGACACAGGAGATAAACGAATTAAGCGGTATGGAACCGTCACAGATAGATTATGACTGTACATTATTGGAATGTCATGCTGACCTAGACTTAGAGGGTTACGAAGATATGGGTAAGGACGGTGAGCCTACCGGTATAAAGATACCCTATATTGTGACAATCAGTCAGGATAATGGACAGGTATTGTCTATTCGTAGAAATTATGCAGAAGCAGACCCACAGAAGAAAAAGATACAATATTTTGTACATTATAAATTTTTACCCGGTTTTGGGTTTTACGGACTAGGTTTGATACATACTATCGGTGGTCTGTCACGGACCGCGACTGCTGCATTGAGACAGTTGATTGATGCAGGTACGTTATCTAATTTACCAGCAGGCTTCAAGGCCCGTGGCTTACGGATCAGGGACGATGAGGAACCGCTCCAGCCCGGAGAGTTTAGGGACGTAGATGCCCCAGGTGGTGCAATAAGAGATTCTTTGATGCCGCTACCTTTCAAGGGTCCCGACCAGACATTATTTCAGTTATTAGGTTTTGTTGTTCAAGCAGGACAACGATTCGCAACTATTACCGACTTAAAGGTTGGTGATGGAAACCAGCAGGCAGCCGTAGGTACTACCATAGCAATGATGGAACAGGGCTCACGGGTCATGTCTGCTGTACATAAACGCTTGCATTATGCAATGCGTGTAGAATTTAAACTACTTTCTAAAGTTATGGCCGATAGCTTGCCGCCTGAATATCCTTATGCGATAGAAGGCGCGGAAGCTACGATCAAAGCACAGGATTTTGATGATCGTGTAGACATCATCCCTGTGTCCAATCCAAACGTCTTTAGTCAGTCTCAGCGTATCGCGCTTGCTCAGACACAAATGCAGCTAGCAGCACAAGCTCCTGAAATGCATAATATGTATGAGGTGTACCGTGATATGTATGAAGCATTGGGTGTAAGAAATATTGATAAATATCTTAACCCACCTGTTTCTCAGGAGCCTGCACCAAAAGACCCAGCACAGGAGAATATGGATGTATTGGATCAAGCCCCCCTTGTGGCCTTTCAAGGACAAAACCATCAAGCGCATATCATGGCCCATTTGGTTTTTGGCGGTTCGCCTACAGTTAGTGGAACGCCTCCGGTTGCTGTTGCATTACAAAAACACGTTATGGAACATGTTAAAATCCAAGCTCAAGAACGGGCTATGGCTGAAGTCACTCAAAAAAGAGGACCCCAAACGCAAGAGGGGCCGTCCCAAGAAGAAATCCTGACTATGGAATCTTTAACAGCACAATATGTGGCTGAAGGGTTGCAGCAGGTTCAGCAACTTAGCCAGCAATTAAGCGGTGCAGGAGCCCCTGACCCTGTTGTTGAATTAAAACAACAAGAATTACAGCTAAGAGCACAGAAAGATCAGGCCGATATAGAGCGTGAACAAGCTAAATTGCAACTAAAAAGTAAACAGATCAATCAATCGGGCGATATTTCACGGGAAAGAATACAAAGTCAGGAAAACATGACGGGTGATCGTATCGATGCTGCGAGAGAACGAGAAATTTTGAAACAACAGGCAAAACAAAGGAGTGGACAATGAGCAAAGTTCGTATTGTTACCGGAAAAGCAAAGGTAAAAATGATAAATGACGACCAAAGCTATAAGTTAAAGCAGGTTTCTGTACCAAAAGGGCCTTTAAAGAAGAAAAAAGCCCTTGGAATGGGTGCAGCGAAGCGTGGCGGTGACTATTTAGGCGTGTAATGTCTGAAAAAAAGCTACAAGAAGGCAGTAGATACTTAAAACATGACCTTGATGGTGATGGAATTGTAACGGACGAAGAAATAGCCCGTGAAGAACGAATTATTCGTTTGGAAAACAATGATAAGATGCAGGACCAGCAGCGTATGCTTTGCTGGGTGTCTTCCATATCTTCCATAGTGTTAATTGTAGTAGTAATGTCACCTCTTATTCCAAATGCAAGGGTAGAAATGGTCACAGCTTTACTTTCTACCTATGTTGTAGCAAATTTAGGTATTGTAGCAACATTTATGGGTACGACTGCTTTTACAAGGTCAAAAGAAAATGGTAAATGATATGGGTATTGATAGTAATTTTACATGGAACGGATATACAAGAACGTGTTTTTTTCTCAGATCTTAACACATGTCTCTCCTTTGCCGAAAAAATACGGGCACAGAACACGCACCAGCAAACTGCGTTTTCCCAAGTTTATGTCACGACTTACTGCGTTCCTCAAAAGGAAGGACAATGAAGATCCTAAATACTTAAAAGGAAAAAGTAAATGATGGAACAAACAATAAGTGACGTAGAAAACTTAACTAAAACCGTTAATTTTAATGAGGGTGGTGGTAGTGATGTTGAAGCTGGTATACAGTTTATTTACCACATGCGAGAGCACTTGGTTGATATTGGAATTGCGACAGTATATGGTTTAGCTGTATACGCACTGTTTTTATGGATTACTAAAACAATAAAGGGGTAACAAATGGCTGTAAAGGGATTTAGAAAACCAAAATCAAGTGGAGGAAAATCAACTCCAAAAAACAAAGCATTATACTCAAGAGTTAAATCCGAAGCAAAACGTAAGTTTGATGTATATCCTAGTGCTTATGCAAATGCTTGGCTTGTTAAGACATACAAGAAAAGAGGCGGAACTTACTAATGGCTAAACCACAGGGCGGCCTGACTAAATGGTTTAAAGAAGATTGGCGCGATGTAAAGACAGGAAAAAAATGTGGTCGATCTGGTAAAGAAAAAAAGAAAAGACCATATCCTGCTTGCAGACCTGCCGCCGTTGCTGGTAGAATATCAAAATCAGAAGCTCGTAAGAAAACAGGATCGGGTAAAGTCAAATGGTCTGTAACAGCTTCGGGGCGTAAACGTAAGCCAATGAGAAAAACAAAGAAAGCATAATGGCACGAAAACCAGACAAACAACCACCTAAGACTAAAAAGTATTATCGCTCTACCAAATCTGGTGCGGGTATGACAAAGGAAGGTGTTGCCAGATACAGGCGTGAAAACCCTGGCAGTAAATTAAAAACAGCGGTCACGGGTAAGGTTAAAAAAGGCAGTAAGGCTGCAAATAGACGTAAATCATATTGTGCAAGATCATTAGGTCAGTTGAAAAGAAGTTCAGCAAAGACAAGAAATGATCCTAATTCAAGAATTAGACAAGCAAGAAGAAGATGGAAATGTTAATATATGAGGAAGGTTCGCAGGGGTGCCTGCCTTCCTCACCAGTTATGAGGGGTGTTTGTGTATTTTAACTTTAACTTTATTTAGAGTAGATATTTTATACAAATGGTAAGGCAGATACCCCTCACCAAATAAGGAGTTAATATGTTAGGACTAGGAAGTATAATAGGGCCAATAGGTTCATTAGCCAGTACGTGGTTACAAGGACGTGTTGATAAAGCTAAAGCAGAAACAGATGTTAAGGTAGCTAAAGCCAAAGCCGAAGCAAAGGTTTACGAGACGGAAGCAACATCTAGTTTTCTTAATGAGCAAGCTCTTACAAATCAAATGGGTGAAAGTTGGAAGGACGAATTTTGGAGCCTGATTTTTGGGGCAATCCTTGTGGCCTCCTTCCTGCCTTGGACCCAACCATTTGTTAAGGAAGGTTTTGTTTTCTTAGAACAATCCACGCCAAATTGGTTCGCCAACATGTTATATATAATAATAGGAAGTTCATTTGGATACCGCTTTGGTAAGCAAGGCTTACAGATGATAAACAAGAAAGGTAAGTAATGGCTGTTAGAAAAATAAAAAAAGTAATCAAAGGTTTAAAAAAAGCATCTAAGTTACATGCAGCACAGGCTAAAACGCTTGGGTCAATAGTAAAAAACAAAAAATCAAAAGGTTATAAAAATAAATAATGAGCGAAACTTATCACTTTCTAGAACATGTTAAAAAAATAATTGCAAGTAAGCGTTCTCAGGTGCTTGACATCTTATCTTCGGATGGTGTAAAGAATATGGAACACTACAAGGAACTTATGGGAAACCTAAGTGCCTTAGAATATATTGAACAGGAACTCAAGAGCCTGCTAAATAAACAGGAGCAAATGGATGAATAAATCTTCAGCGGTAGATATAAAACCCGCATATGTAAACTCAAATGATCTAGTTTTAGATCCAAAACTTATAGCAAAACCTTTATTAGAGAGAATGCCTACACCGACAGGGTGGCGATTATTAGTATTGCCATACAAAGGTAAGGGTAAAACAGAAGGTGGCATAATACTTCCCGACAAGGTTGTGGAAGAAAACCAAATATCTACCCAAGTAGGATATGTTTTAAAGATGGGCCCTCTTGCCTATAAAGATAAAACAAAATTTGAAACCGGACCGTGGTGTCAGGAAAAAGACTGGGTAATATTTGCACGTTATGCTGGATCACGTTTTAGAATAGATGGTGGCGAAGTAAAAATTTTAAATGATGACGAGATATTGGCAACAATAGCAAACCCTGAAGATATATTACATTGAGGATAAAATGGCAGAACAACAAGCTGAATTAGATTTAGAAGTAGAACCAAGACAAGAAAGCGTAGAGATTGAAGTTGACGAAAAAGGCGACAAACAGGAAACTTCCTCTAATGTCGAGGTTGAGCAAGATAATGAACAAGAGCAAGCGGTATCCGAATCGAAGAAACGTATTGATCGCCTTACTAAAAAAATGCGTGAAGCAGAAAGGCGTGAACAAGCTGCTATCGATTATGCTAAAAAGGTAAAGCAGGAAGCAGATAGCCTTAAAGGGCGTTTAAAAACGCTAGACCAAGGATATGTTACAGAGTATTCCCAAAGAGTAGATAGTGAGTTAGCTTCTGCTGAAGCGTCTTTAAGACAGGCAATGCAGTCAGGAGACACAGACGCTACTATTGAAGCTCAAAAGAAGTTATCTGAATTATCGGTAGCTAAAGAACGTGTTAGGCTTGCAAAAGCGCAACAACCTTCAGAAGAGACAGTGCAGGAAGCGCCTGCAGTGCAACCACAGCAGCCAGCACCTCAGTATCAACAACCGCCACAACAAAAACCTGACCCAAAAGCTGAAGGCTGGGCTCAGAAAAATAATTGGTTTGGTCAAGACGAGGCCATGACTTATGCTGCTTTTGGTATACATAAAAAATTAATTGAAGAAGAAGGGTTTGACCCGAAGACAGATGAGTACTATAGTGAATTAGACGAGCGATTGAAGACAGAGTTTCCTCATAAGCTTGGCAATAACGGAGATGGAAGCCGAAGACCCGCCCAAAATGTAGCTTCCGTTACAAGAACCGCTAAAGGAACAGGGCGCAAAAGAAGAGTCAAGTTAAACGCCAATCAGGTTGCAATAGCAAACAAGTTGGGTGTACCACTTGAAGAATATGCAAAATACGTTAAGGAGTAAATAAATGTCAGAAACAATTACAGAAATAGATGTGAACGGCGTAGATCGCACTCCTCGCGCTAATAAGACTAGAGACAAGCAAACGCGGCGTAAGCCTTGGGCACCGCCGTCAATACTAGAAGCACCGCCTGCGCCCGATGGTTATCGGCATAGATGGATACGAGCAGAAGTTCGAGGCTTTGACGACACGAAGAATATTTCTTCTAGATTGCGTGAAGGTTATGAATTAGTTCGTAAAGATCAATACCCGGATTTTGAAGCTCCGGTTGTAGACTCAGGTAAATATGCAGGTGTTTTTGGACAAGGAGGTCTAGTCCTTGCAAGAATACCAGAAGAAACGATCCAAGAGAGAAATGAGTATTTTAAGGAAAAAACTCAAGATCAAATGGATGCAGTAGATTCTGATATGATGCGAGAAAATTCTCATTCAACCATGACGATTAGCAAACCTGATCGTCAATCAAGAGTAACTTTTGGTGGTCCTAAGAAATGATCACCTGCTATTTAAAAAGGAGACAATAAAAAATGGCAAACACTTTAACTGGTGGCTATGGTCTTCAACCAATTGGTTTAGTGGGTAGTGCTATATATAATAACGGCACAACTCAGTATGAGATTGCAAGTAATTACACAACAGCTATATACAACGGCGGGATCGTATGTCCAGCTTCTACAGGAACAATCATAATATCAGATCAAGCGATTGCTCCTCTAGGTGTATTAGGTGGTGTAAACTATGTGGACTCAACAACAAAAAAACCAACTTGGCTGAATTACTGGCCCGGATCAAACAGCGTTAGCGTTGACACAAATCATCCTGTCAAAGCTTATGTTTACGATAATCCTATGCAATTGTTTAAAGTTGTTGCAGATGGAACTAATACTAACAGAGCTACTGCTTTAGCTGACATTTTTGTTAATTGCGATATGGCAGCTGTAAATGGTGGTAGTACAAATACCGGTAAATCTTCCGATATGTTAGATATTAGTACAGCAGCTACAACAAATACACTTGATGTTAGAATTGTAGGTCTTGTAGACGACCCTGCAAATGCAGATTATTCTGCTGTTGGACATCAATACATTGTTAGGCTTAACGGTCACTTTAACAGCGGTACTACCATTGCAGTTGGTACTTACGCAACAACTGGTATATAGGAGAGCATAAATGGCAATATCTAGAGCACAACTAGCAAAAGAGCTAGAACCTGGTTTAAATGCACTCTTCGGAATGGAATATGACCGTTATGAGAATGAGCATTCAGAAGTTTTTGATGAAGAAACTTCCGATAGAGCATTTGAAGAAGAAGTGATGTTGGCTGGTTTTACTACAGCACCTGTGAAAGAAGAAGGTTCAGCAATAACTTTTGACTCTGCACAGGAGACATATACAGCTCGTTATACAATGGAAACTATCGCATTAGCTTTCTCTATTACAGAAGAAGCTATCGAAGATAATTTGTATGATAGGTTAGCGTCTCGCTATACTAAAGCTTTGGCAAGATCAATGGCACAAACTAAGCAAATTAAGGCTGCGTCTATTTTAAACAACGCATTTAGCACAGCATTTCCAATTGGAGATGGAGCTGCTTTATGTTCATCAGCGCACCCATCTTTAAGCGGAAATCAAAGAAATCAGTTAAGTACCCCTGCGGATCTTAACGAAACTTCTCTTGAGCAGATGCTAATTGATATTTCGGGTATCACTGACGAGCGTGGTTTAAAAGTTGCAATCAGAGGCACAAAACTGATTATTCCAAAAGAACTTCAGTTTATTGCTGAAAGATTGATGGCAACTAATTTGCGTGTTGGTACAGCAGATAATGATCTTAATGCAGTAAAGAGCATGGGTATGCTCCCACAAGGCGCTGCTATTAATCATTTCTTAACTGACACTGATGCGTATTTTATTAAAACTGATGCACCTAACGGCTTTAAATTATTTAACAGAAGCCCAATTAAGACAGCTATGGAAGGCGACTTCGATACAGGAAACATGAGATTTAAGGCAAGAGAAAGATATTCTTTTGGCGTATCTGACTGGCGTTCTGTGTTTGGCACAGCTGGTGCTTAAATAAATTTTTTAACAAGTGTAAAAGGGCGGCTTGCTAGTCGCCCTTTTTTATTATATAGTTTAGAAAACCTTGACTACAATAATGTAGACATTTGCCACGACAAGGAGAAATAACATGGCTAACACAACTTTTTCAGGACCAGTTCGTTCAGAGGGCGGCTTTACTTCCGTAAGTAAAAGCTCAACAACTGGTGCTTTTACAACGCTCTCAAGCATTAGTTCAACTGGTGTAACTTCATTTGACGCAAACACTTTATCCACAGAAGCTGGAACAGGTATTACTACAGGTTCGGGTACTATTTACAGAAGTGCTGTGCAAAGAATAGGCGGTATCATTACAACAAAAATTTTAATTGACTTAACTGGTTTAAGATCAACCGGATCTGGTGACATCATTGGTGTTAACGGAACAGCATTAGTTTGTCATATTGGACAGATTACTGCTGCACAAAATGGAACTATCTTAACGGGTAGCATGGAATGTTTTGAGGCTCCAGCAGGTGGCGATCCAGACATCAATATTCACTCAGCTACAGAAAGCACTGGTGTTGAAGATGGAGCAATCTCTGGTCTTTCTGAAACACTTCTTGTTAATTCTGGTGACGCAACACTGGGTAGTAAAGTTTTCTTTGCAGCTGTTCCAGCAGCGGATGAGTTTTTATATCTTACAACTGGTGCGGCAACTGATGCAGACTATACAGCAGGTAAACTTTTCATTGAATTGATGGGTTACGCAGCTTAATTATAATTGAGTGGGGAGTTTATTCTCCCCACATATTTAGGAGAATTATATGGGAAGTTCAGACGTAAAAGCCTTGACAGTTAGTGATGAGAACGCTTCTGATGACGATAGATTGGTTACCGCAGCTAGACCAAACACTTCTGCTACAATGGCCAACACTACTTTTGCAGGAGGGGCTGCTAGAAATGTTATAGTAACAACTACTGGCACAGGTGACAATGCTAAGACCTGTACAATTACAGGAACTGATGTATTTGGGACAGCTATGACAGAAGTTATTACTTCAACAGGATCAGCAGAAGCTGTTGCAGGAGAAAAATTATTTTTAACAGTGTCTGCGGTAGAGTGTTCCGCACAATACGCAGCTAATATAAAAGTAGGTTCTGGCACACTTTGTTCTCAAGCCATAGGAGGCGGGGGCCGGGTTAGATTAAAAGGTTTTTCTATTGTTTCCGGTGGAACTGCTGGAACGATAGAGTATATAAACGGAACGCCCGAAAGCGGGACTACTTTGTTTAAATCAAGAACAATAGGCACTGCTAACACTGTTATTGATAGAACAATACCAGAGCAAGGGGTCTTATTTGATAGCGGTTTATCCGTTAAATATACTTTAGACACCTCTGACATGATGACTTTTTTCTTTGCGTAATGGCAGTTAAAAGAAAAATGACACAAGAAGTTAAGTTAGAGGTTACTTTAGCTCGTTTGGAAGAACGTGTTGAAGCTCTTCAAGAAGATATGAAAGAAATGCGTTCAGACATGGTTCAACTTAGAGAAACCGCCAGTCGTTGGCGAGGTGCTTTTTGGGTTATGATGGGTGTAGCAGGGGGTATTGGAGTCCTTGCAAATTTAACAGTAAATTGGTTTAAATAGGAGAATAAAATGGCAATGAAGAAAGTACCTGCAAAAAGTAAAGGTTTAAAAAAATTACCTACAGCGGTTCGTAATAAAATGGGTTTTATGAAGAAAGGTGGACCTGTTAAAAAGAAAAAAGGATATGCTAAAGGTGGACCTGTTAAACCTAAAAAAATGATGGCCGGTGGTGCTATGAGAAAAAAAGGTTACGCTAAAGGCGGTAAGGTAACACCTAAAAAAATGATGGGTGGGGGCGCTATGCGAAAGAAAATGATGAAAAAAGGCGGAGCCGTTAAAAGCAAAAAATAATGCCGTACCTTCAAAGTAATATCCCTCATTTTAAATGTTGGGTTAGAAGGGAATATACCTGTAATCATCAAAAGTATCATGGAGAGTTTTTACACGCCATGGCTATAGCGGTTACTACTATTCCTAATCGTTGTTTAAGTTTTCAACTTGTTTTTACAGGTTGTGAAACAGATGGAACAAAAAATCCAAATGTTCACGGTGGAGCAATGTGGGCAAGAATGCCCATAACCGCTTTAATGGCAGACATAACCGTTGAAGAATGGCCAATACCTATGGCAACACATGATGCTCAACCTTGGGATTGTGCTTCTCACACGCATGCTGTTTATACCATGGACAGAGCTACTCCTTGCCCCTGGTTAGCTAAAATAGGTGGAGAGATGTACCCTGCAAAATATTTATTTACAGTTGATTATACCGACAGTGAGATAGCGGATGATCCTGCCCAACACAAGCAAAGTCATGTAATGTATTTATTGGACGCGGGTGAGTGGACAGGTAATCTTGTAGCATTGCCAAATAATCGAGTTCGTGTTACACATCCAGCATGGTTTGAAACAGGACAAGGGGCACCAGATTTTTTACCTTCGCAGTATATACATTACTCCAAATCTGATTTAGACTATACACTAGACGTAAATAAAATTTTTGATAACTTGTACAGCGAGGAATAAATGGCTTTATCAGCATCAACTAATTTTGAACCTGCGGTTGACGAGTATATAGAAGAAGCTTTTGAACGATGTGGCTTAGAGGTAAGAACAGGCTATGACCTTAAAAGTGCTAGAAGGTCTTTAAATTTAATGTTGGCTGAGTGGGCTAACCGCGGTTTAAATCAATGGACAATTGAACAAAGAACACAAACGGTAACAGCAGACGACACCGAATACTCTTTGGGAACGGATGTCATTGATATACTATCTATTGTAGTTAGAAGAGGTAGCACAGATTTTAATATGGCTCGTATTAGCCGGGACGTTTACTCATCTATACCTACTAAAACAACTACGGGTAGACCTACTCAATTTTTTCTTGATCGGCAGATAACTCCTAATCTTAAAATTTGGCCAGCTCCTGAAAACAGCACAGATGTTATACGTTACGATGCTTTAACTAGAATGAATGATGCGGACGCAGCTCAAAACACCTTAGAGATACCTTTTCGATTTTATCCTTGTTTAACAGCAGGTTTAGCCTATTACATTTCACTAAAAAGAGCACCCGAAAGAATACAACTTTTAAAAAACGTGTACGAAGAGGAATTTGACAGAGCTATGGCTGAAGACAGAGATAGATCTTCTTTTAATATTACTCCGAGTATGGATTATTATAAGGTGGGATAATGGGTTTCTCTTCAGGAAAAAATGCTTATTTTATTTCCGATAGAAGCGGCTTAAAGTTTTCGTATAAACAAAAAGTAAAAGAGTGGAATGGTTCTGTTGTAGCTAAATCTGAATATGAGTCAAAACACCCACAATTAAACCCAAGACCAAAAAAAGCTGACGCACAAGCTTTAAGAGATGCTAGACCATCTAGAACAGAACCTGCCATTTTAGTTTTATTAAGACTTAATCCTTTTACAACCGGTACAGCGGGTCAGGCAACAACTACAATAACAGTTCAAGAACATGCTCACGGGCGTTCTGTTTCTAGCTCAATTCGTTTTAGAAGCGTAGCCCCTTTTGATGGAATAACGTCTGCTATTATGGAAAATTCTTCTGGATATTCTATAGCGAGCGTGGTAGATGAAAACAATTACACTGTTTCTGTATCCGGAACGGCTGTTACAGGTTCTACAAAAGGTGGTGGTAGTATAGCTTCTGCTGGACCTGTTACTTTGGAGAACTAAATGAGTTATACATTAACAACATTAAAAACAACTATACAGGATTATACAGAAAACACAGAAACTACTTTTGTTTCCCATTTAAGAGATTTTATTAGATCTACAGAAAATCGTATATTTAAAATGATTGATTTTGATGTATTTCGTAAAAATGTTACCAGTGCCGTTTCTTCTTCTGACAGGTTCTTATCTGTTCCAGATGATTACTTAGCATCATTTAGTTTGTCTATAACTAACTCTAGTAATATTGAATTTTTGTTAGAGAAAGATGTAAACTTTATACAAGAGTACAATCCAAATGCATCAACAACAGGTGTGCCTAAATATTATGCAAAGTTTGATGTAAGTAATTTTATATTAGCTCCAACACCAAACAGTAATTATTCTGTTGAACTTCATTATTATTATAAACCAACCAGTTTAGCGGACAGTACAATAGTCTTGACCGTAGGTGCCGCGAGCAGTTTTGCGGTAAACGAAGTAATCACAGGGACCTCTAGTGGTGCTACCGCTACAATTAGTTCTAAGAATGATGGCACAAATCAGTTAACAATAGTGGTTCCAACAACCGCTTTTACAAATGGTGAAACAGTAACAGGTGGCACAACCGCTCATAGTTCTGCCATATCTGCCATATCAAGCGACACTACAACAACATGGTTAAGTAAGAATGCCTTAAACGCAATGCTTTACGGATCGCTCGTAGAAGCGTATATTTTTATGAAAGGTGAACCGGATATGATGCAGTTGTATGAGAAAAGGTTTATGGAAGAAATAAGTAGATTAAAAGATTTAGGTGAGGCTAGGGAGAATGCTGATGCTTATAGGCAAGGATTACCTAGAAGACCAAGGACATAGGAGATAAAACATGGCAACCTCAAATGCAGCAACCAACTATTTAGAAAGAAGATTATTACATTATATCTTCAAGAATAACTCGTTAAGTTTTGCAAGTCCTGGTGACAGCATTTATGTAGGACTAGCAACAGCCGTATCTGCCGCTGAAACAGGTTCAGTAACAGAAGCTAGTTTTGGTGGATATGCTAGACAACAAGTAGCAGCAGCAAGTTGGACAACAATAGGTGCTGACTCAACAGACGCACAGACAGCCAAGAACACAAGTGCAATTGATTTTCCAGCTAAGACAGATAGTGGGACACAAACAATAACTCATGTGATTATAACTGATGCAAGTTCAAGTGGTAACACATTGTTTGTTGGAGAATTAGATGCAACTAAGACACTAGCAGAGGGTGACATATTTAGAATTAACGCAACAAACTTGAGTATTGAGTTGAAATAATGGCTTTAGTAATAAAGGATAGAGTTAAAGAAACCACAACCACTACAGGCACTGGAACATATACGTTAGCTGGTGCAGTAAGTGGGTTTGAGACTTTTACTGCTAACCTTAGTAATTCAGATACAACGTATTATGTTTGTACAGACAATACTGACTTTGAAGTTGGTTTAGGTACGTTTACATCTTCTGGAACTACATTAGCTAGGACAACCATATTAGCAAGTTCTAACTCTAACAATGCTGTAAGCTGGTCATCAGGAACAAGAAGTGTCTTTATGACATATCCTGCTGACAAAGCAGTGTTTGAAGATGCAAGTGGTCATGTATCTATTCCACATGATTTGTTTATTGCAGGTGGTTTGATTGATCTTAAAAATGATGGTGGTGCTGTATCACAGATTAAGTTCTATTGTGAAAGTTCAAATGCTCATGCACAAACACTTATTGGTGCACCACACTCAGAAAGTGCGTCAAATACTTTAACACTCCCAAGCACTGGTGGTAGTGCTCGTTTAGTTTCAACAGCTTCAACGGCTACACTAACAAACAAAACACTGACTTCTCCTAAAATAAACGAAGATGTAGCACTTACATCAACAGCTACAGAGCTAAACTTGTTAGATGGTGTATCTGGTCTAGTTCAAGCTGATTTTACTAAATTAGCTGCTATTGATTCTTCTGCTACAGAGTTGAACCTGCTTGATGGTGTATCTGGTTTAGTACAAGCTGATTTTACTAAACTTGCCGCAGTTGACTCTACAGCTACAGAACTTAATATTGTAGATGGCAATACCTCTGTAGGAACAACGGCTATAGCAAGTGGAGATGGCATTGTAACCAATGATAGTGGTACAATGCGACAGACTAATATTGATACGTTTGATACATACTTATCTGCAACAACAAAAACACTAACAAATAAAACTTTAACATCAGCAGTTCTAAACACTGGCGTAAGTGGCACAGCCATTCTTGATGAAGATGATTTGTCTACAGATTCAGCCACGCAGTTAGCAACACAGCAATCAATTAAAGCATATGTCGATGCTCAAAAAGCAGATATGCAGTTTGTTTTAGAAGATGGTGATGGTACAGAAGTTCAGATTACTAAAGATAGTGAAGTTAAGTTTGTAGAAGGTGGTGGTTTAGATATAAACTGGACAGATACTTCTACTGGTTCAGATGGCGATCCTTATGATTTAACATTTACTGTTAATGCCGCTCAAACTGGCATCACATCTGTAGTTAACACAAGTTTAGAAATAGGTAGAGATGCAGACAACAGAATAAAGTTTGGCACAGATAATCAAATTATTTTTGAAGTATCTGGTGGTGATAATGTAATATTTAAGGCAAGTGGAGAGATAGAAGCTAGTTCCTTAGATATTAGTGGCGATGCAGATATTGACGGCACACTAGAAGCTGATGCGATAACAGTTGGTGGAACAGCACTCAACACTGTGATTGCAGGAGTAACAGTTACAAATGCAACAACAGCAGCAGTAGCAACAACTGTAACAATTAGTGACAATGAAAGCACAAACGAAGAAAATGCAGTTATCTTTACGGCAGGTGGCGATGTAGATGGTGGTAATATAGGATTAGAAAGTGATGGTGATTTAACCTATAATCCAAGCACAGGAACTGTATCAGCAACGATATTTAAAGGCAACATTGATGCCGTTGATGGTGACTTTGACGGCACACTGGAAGCAGATTCGATTACAGTAAATGGAACTGCTTTAGCGACAGTTATTGCAGGAACAACAGTGACTGATGCTACAAACTCTGCCCATGTTTTAGTAACTGACAATGAAAGTACCAATGAAGAAAATCTTATTACTTTTGTAGAAGGTGCTACTGATAGCACAGGTAATGTTGGTTTGGAAATGGATGGTAACCTTTCTTATAATCCAAGTACAGGTACAGTAACGGCTACAGTATTTAAAGGCAATATAGATGCTGTAGATGGCGATTTTGATGGTACGCTAGAAGCAGATGCCATCACTATTGGCGGTACAGGAATAGGTTCTATCTATAGTGCAATAGCAGGTAGTTCTAATATTGTTACAACAGGTGCATTAAACGCAGGATCAATCACTAGTGGATTTGGTGCTATAAATAATGGTGCAAGTAATATTACAACAACTGGTGTTGGTACATTTGCATCGTTAGATATATCTGGTGATATAGATGTTGATGGTACAGCTAATTTAGATGTTGTGGATATTGATGGTGCATTAACGCAAGATGGTGGAGCAGTATTTAATGAAGCATCTGCTGATGTAGACTTTAGAGTTGAGTCAAATGGTAGTGCCAATATGTTGGTTGTTGATGGTGGGAACGACCAAGTTAACATAGGTTCTGATGCTGATTTAACAAATGGGCAAATATTTAATATTAATGGAACATATGGTGGTACAGGGTCAGCAGCCGCTAACATTATGTTTTTTGGAACAGGCACAGATGCTTATCCATCAATGCAAATACTTAACTATTCACATGATGACCAATCAATAAACTTTGATGCTTGGTATAATAATGGATGGAAAAGTTCTGATGCAGGTTCACAGTTTCAAATAGTAAAAAGAAGTGATAATTTTAATATTAGAGCAGAAAATGGTATAGCAGCAGGAAGTGCAGTCACATGGGTAAATCATTTTAATATAGCTACAGATGGTACATTAACTGCAACAGATACATCTATTGGTTCTATATCAGATCAAAGGTTAAAAAAGAATATTCAAGATTACACATATCCATTAGATAATTTTAAATCTTTAGCAACAAAAATATTTGATTGGGAAAACCCAAAACTTCATGGAAGCACAACACAACAAATAGGGTTTTTAGCACAGGATGTTGAGAGTTTAGATAGTAGATGGGTACGTGATTTTAAAATTGACGAAGATAGCCCAGATGCATCTTTGTTAGATAGTGATTTAATTTCCAAAGCAAGTAGGTTAGGTGAAAAAGATGCGATGTACGTTTCTGTAATTCAACAACTAATAACAAAGATAGAAACATTAGAAACAAAAGTCAAAGCGTTGGAGGATGCGTAAATGAGTAATGCAAGAAATCTTTCAAATCTGTTAGTAAAAAACAGCACACCAATAGTAAATGTTCATAATGCTAATGCACAAAGCTTTAGTGCAACAACCTTTACAAATGTTACTTTAGATACTGAAACTATTGATACTCAAGGTAATTTTGCTAGTAGTGCTTTTACTGTTCCAGATATTGGAAGGTATATGATTATTGCAACTTGTGAAGTTAATTGTGATGATGCAGATGAATTAGTTAGAGTTACTACAAGATTAACAAAAAAACCTTCTGGTGGTAGTCATGCTGGTGTAGCAGGAACAGAACAGAATTTTTTTAAATCTCACGATGCTGATGAAAGTTTTACTCGTGCAGCTCTTACAACAACTTTTGCATATACGTCAGCAGTAAATGATGAATGGAAATTACAAGTATTTGGAAATGCTGGAGGTGGTACAATGACAGTTCAAGCTGAAGGTGCATCATTTATAGCGTTTAAAATTATAGGATAAAAATAGCTAATGGCAATATCAAAGATAGATGCAACCACTGCTTTAAGTAATAATGCAATGGTTCTTCTTAATACAACTACAGTTTCTTCTAGTTCAACACAAGCAAATGTAACTTTTAATTCATCTTTAATAACTGATGCATATATAGATTACAAAATTGTATTTAGAAATATTACTGCGGTAACTGATAGTCAAAGCTTTTATCTTCAGCCATCAATAGATAATGGCAGTAACTATAATCTTCCTATTGAACAAATACTTATGTACCACGATTTAAAGGCTTCAAATGCTACTGGTGTTGCAACATCTCCTAATGATGAAAATCAATTTTATATAATGGCTTCACTTTCAAATGTAGCAAGCGAAGGGAGTAATGGAGTTATTGAACTTGTGGGTTTAAGACAGACTACTACAAGTCTTAAAGGATTATTTTGGAACTCAATGGGTGGTATTGCATCTTCTACTGGTCACGATAGTGGAAATGACTATTGGTGGAATGGTGCTGGTAAAATAATAACCTCATCTGCAATAAACAATATAAAGTTAGTTTTGGCAAGTGGCAATATTAAACAAGGTACATTTAGTTTATATGGGGTAAAAAAATAATGAAAAAAAGTGTTAATGGTGTTGAAATTGAAATGACAGATGCAGAGATTGCATCAAGAGAAGCTGAAGAAAAAGCAAATCAAGCAAAAGAGCCAAAGCAAAGAATGGCTTGGTTAAGAGATAAAAGAAATACCCTATTAGCCGAAACAGATTGGATGGCTAACTCTGATATAACAATGAGTGACGCTTGGAAAACATACAGACAAGCGTTAAGAGATATTACTAAAACAGAGCCAACAGATATGGCTTTAAGTAATATAACATTTCCAACTAAACCGAGTTAATTATGCTTGGTTTTAGTGCTTTATCAGAAAACCCTATTAGTAGTGTTAATAAGGTACTAGAACTATCAGCATCAATGACAGGTTTAGCCGTTTCATCATCTGCTGCGGCTGGTACGCTTGTTGGTACAAGTACGATGTCTTCATCTGCTACACAGACATCAACTGGAGTTGGGATATTTGTCAGTAGTTCAACTCTTGATTCATCTTCTGTAGCATCGTCTTCTGCTGTTTTTGTAAAAGGATCAACATTAGAAACAGATTTATTGTCATCTTTTGTGCAGACAACAAATGGTATTGGTATATTAGTTGGCACATCAACACAAGATTTTAACTTGACACAGACAGCTACTGGTGAATTATTATTTACAGAAATCGTTCCGAGTGTTACTGTGACGTATACAGAGATTACACATACTGGTGATACTTGGACAGATATTACACATACAGGTGACACTTGGACAGATATTACACCATAGGAGTTATTAATGGCTAGTTCGTATACATCAAATAATGGGTTAGAAAAGATAGGTACAGGCGAACAAGCTGGTACTTGGGGAGCTACAACCAATACAAATTTCGATATAATTGATAGAGCTATCAATGGTGTTGGTGCTATTGATATTGGGTCTGGAACAACACATGATCTAACGACAACAGATGGTACTTTATCTGATGGTCATTTTAAAGTTCTTGTTTTAGGTGGTAGTCCTAGTGGAACAAATACAGTAACTATAGGACCAAATGACCAAGACAAATTATATTTTATAAAAAATGGTACAAATCAATCTGTAATTATTAAACAAGGTTCTGGTGACACTGTTACAATTGCAGCGAGTAAAACTGCGATTGTTTTTGCAGATGGAGCAGGTTCTGGTGCAGCCGTTACACAAATAGAAACTGGCTCAGAGGACTTTACAGCAGACCTTTCTGTAAAAACTAGTGATGGTGCTTTGTTAACATTACAAACATCTGACACGACCATTACAGATGGTGATGTTCTTGGTGCATTACAGTTTCAAGCACCGAATGAAGCTGATGGAACTGATGGTATTATAGTATCAGCCGCAATTGCAGCCGTAGCCGAAGATACTTTTGCTGCTGATAACAACAAGACAAAACTTAGTTTTAGAACAGGAGCCTCCGAAGTTGCCGCAGAAAAGATGGCTTTGGATAATGGAGGTGATTTAAAAATACTTACGGATGGTGCTAGTCTATTTTTTGGGGCAGATTCAGAAATAGAATTAAGACACGTTGCAGATGACGGTCTTATTTTAAAACATGTTGGTACAGGAGATGGGAAAGAACCCTCACTAACTTTTCAAGCTGGAGATAATGACATTGCAGCGGATGATGTTCTAGGTGCAATATACTTTCAAGCTCCCGATGAAGGGGCTGGGACTGATGCAATTTTAGTTGCCGCAGGTATTGAAGCAATATCAGAAGGTGATTTTAGTGCAACTAGTAACGCAACAAAACTCAGTTTTAAAACAGCAGTTACTGAAACAGCTACGGAAAAGATGACTTTATCAGGTGCTGGTATTCTTGATGTTACTAGTGAAATAAATGTTGCTTTTTCTGGTGGAACAACAAGAGCTGCAATTATGGATGGTTCTGCAACACAAGGTGCTGCTATTGCAGGGCAAGATAGTGGTTTTGCTGTTGCCAATGGTTTTGTTTTAGAATGTAACCGAACTAATGATGATGGAGATGTAATAATAATAAAAGGGCAAGGAACTGGAGAAGGTAGTATATCAGTAAGTGGAAGCACAGTTTCTTTTAATGCATTTACAGGCAGTCACTGGTCAAGATTAACAGATAATTCTAAACCAACTATATTGCGTGGTACAGTTGTAGAAACGATTGACGAGATGTGTGATTGGTATCATCTTGAATTTACATATCCTGAAATAAAATATAAAGAAGGTGAAAAAAATATACCTAATGACAAAAAAGTAGGCGATGTCAGACACGCAGCAAATACAGTTAAAAAGCCTTATGAAAAACCATCTGATGTAAATGTAGGTGATACTGTTCAATGGACAGACAAAGATGATGGTGACAAAGTATATGATGCAACAGTAACTTTAACAAAAGATGTTAAACACGTTAAATGTAAAATATCGGATACTGCTGATTGTACAAATGTATATGGTGTCTTTATGGCTTGGGATAATGACGATGATACCGTCAATGATATGTATGTTAACGCAGTTGGAACATCACTTGTAAGAATACACAAAGACCAAACAGTTGCCAAAGGTGATTTGCTTTCATCTAATGGTGATGGCACAGCCAAAAAACAAGGTGATGATATTATTCGCACCAAGACTATTGGTAAAGTTTTAACAAACCTAAAACAAGAAACATATAGTGATGGTTCATATACTGTTCCATGTGCATTGTATTGTGGATAGATATAACAAAGTTAAAAGTGGAGGATACAGGAAAAGAATATGCCCTTAACAAAATTACAATTTAAACCAGGTATTAACAGAGAAATTACTTCGTACAGCAACGAAGGTGGTTGGGTTGATGGTGATAAGATACGTTTTCGTTTTGGTTATCCAGAGAAGTTTGGTGGTTGGGAGAAGATGTCACCTAATACCTATCAAGGTACAGCAAGACGATTACATAACTGGTTAGCACTTGATGGATCAAACTTTCTTGGTATTGGTACACATCTTAAATATTATATAGAAGAAGGTGGTACATTTAATGATGTAACACCAGTTCGTTTAACAACAAGTCTTGGTGACGTAACTTTTTCTGCAACAAACGGATCAACAACAGTAACGGTTAATGAAACTAATCATGGTGCCTCTGAAAATGATTTTGTTACTTTTAGTGGTGCTGCAACTTTAGGTGGTCTTGTAACAGCTAGTATACTCAATGCCGAACATAAGATCGTGTCTGTATTAAATGGCAACTCTTACACCATAACAGTAAGTGTAACAGCAAATTCATCCGATACTGGTAATGGTTCTTTTACAGATGCTACGTGTGACTACAATAATGACCCAACTATAACAATGGACGCTACAGGTTCTCTTGTTGCAAGTGGAACAGTAAGTGGCACGGGAATACCAGCAGGTGCAACAGTATCTTCTATTACAGACTCAACAACATTTGAACTTAGTGCATCTACTACGGGTGGTTCAGTAACAAATGGAACTTTAACTTTTAATAATTCAAAAGCAGTATATCAGATTAATACAGGTTTAGATTCACAAGTAGGTGGTACTGGTTGGGGTGCAGGACTATTTGGTGGTACAACGGCAGGTGCTTTGACAACACAGTTAAACGAAGCCTTAGATAACAGTGAGACAGCCGTTGATGTTGATGATGAAACAGGCATTACAACAGCTAACGATGTTATACTCGTTGATGAAGAACTGATGATTGTAACAGCAACAACAGATGACAATACACTTACTGTCACAAGAGGTCATAGTGGTACAACAGCCGTAGCTCACGATGACAATACAATTGTTAGACTTGCTGTAGGCAATGCGTCATCAACAGATGATTTTACTGGTTGGGGTATTGCAGCTGTAAGCGGTACAACTCGTGAGATACGAACATGGTCACATGATAACTTTGGTGAAGATTTATTGATAAACCCTAAAGATGGTGCGGTTTATCTGTGGGATAAAACAAATGGTCTTTCTACACGAGCCGTGGAACTTGGTGATTTAGCAGGTGCAGCTAACACACCGACAATTGCAAAACAAGTTCTTGTGAGTGATATCGATAGACATGTGCTTTGTTTCGGTACCAACACATATGGAACCACGGTCCAAGATCCATTAATGATACGATGGTCCAATCAAGAATCTGTCACGAACTGGACAATTAGTTCAGACACAACTGCTGGTAGCTTGAGACTTGGATCTGGGTCGAAGTTTGTACAAGCCATAGAAACAAAACGTGAGATACTCGTATATACAGATACATCATTACACTCGTTACGTTTTATTGGGGGCGATTTTGTTTTTGGTATACAACAGATTGCATCAAACATTACAATTATGGGTCCAAAAGCTGCTGTTGCTACAGAGGATATAGTGTTCTGGATGGGACGAGATAATTTTTATATATATGCCGGTGGGACACAAACCTTACCATGTACTGTTAAAGACAAAGTGTTTCTTGATTTTAACAATGCGCAACGTGATAAAGTTGTGGCCGGAGTAAATTCAGAGTTTGGTGAGGTTATATGGTTTTATCCGTCTGAGTCTAATTCATTAAATAACGGTGGCACGGGTGGTATAGATAAGTATGTTGTCTATAACTATAATGAAAAAGTCTGGTACTTTGGTAATTTAGCTAGAACAGCATGGATTGACAGGGGTATACGGAACTTTCCTATTGCTGCTTCGTCTTCTTATTTATACAATCATGAAAATGGTTATGATGACGATGGTTCTGCAATGACATCATTTATTGAGTCAGCACCAATGGATATAGGTGACGGTGATAGATTTAGTCTTATACAAAAAGTTATACCCGATTTAACTTTTGAGGGCTCTGTTAACCAAAGCACACCTGCAGCAAACTTTACTTTAAAAGCAAGGAATGAACCCGGAGAAGATTACGGTAATACGTCTGCTGGCACGGCAACGCGAACAGCAACTTCTCCTGTAGAATTATTTACAAATCAAATTGATCTACGGGTAAGAGGACGATCTTTTGCTTTACGGGTTGATTCCGATGCAACAGGTATGAAATGGAAGTTAGGATCCCCAAGGGTTAATCTTAGACCAGATGGGAGACGTTAATGGTATATGGTAATTTAGGTGTAACACCACCAAGACTTCCCGAACCACCCATTGAATTTGGTAGAGATCCTTTGGTAACATCTAGCTATGTTATGGATTTAGTTCGTTCTTTAGAAGTTTTTATTAATCAACAACAAAGTTCAGAAACAGAAGAAAAATTAGAAACAATTAGTTGGTTTATGGGACAATGACAGTACGGTATAAAAATGCTAAAGCAGATTTGACTACAACTAATGCAACGGCTGTGTTAACACCTGCAAATGCTACTACCGCTATAATAAAATCAATATTAGTGTCAGAAGATAGTGGAAATGCAGATACAATTACGCTAACTATTACAGCAGGTAGTGATGTGTTTAGTTTGTTTAAAGTAAAAGCCGTTAGTGCAAATACAACAGTTGAGCTTTTAACAGCACCTTTGGTACTAGCAGAGTCAGAGATATTAAAAGCAACTGCAGCTACAGCAAATCGTTTACATGTGGTTGTAAGTTATATGGAAATAAGTTAAGGTAGGTTTATGCAACAGGGTATATCATCATTTGTAAATAGCAAACCAGATTATGAGCTTGATCCGATAGGCATAGCGTCTTTCCAAGATCATGCAGAAAAGCTTGCTAACATGGGTCGTAATGGCGACACCTATATTGTTCATGCGGCCGAAGGCGAAACTGTTTTGCCTATGGAAGTATTAGATGCAAACCCACAGCTAAAGAACATGTTGTTTACACAAATGCGGGACATGGGCATCGAACCAGAACGCTACATTGTAGGTAGTGATCTTAACTCTATTAATCCTATTACAGGACAACCAGAGTTTTTTCTTAAAAAGATATTTAAAGGTTTAAAGAATGTAGGTAAGGCCCTAAAGAAAAATGCATCAGTTGTTTTACCTATTGCTTTAAATTATTTAGTTCCCGGAATGGGTAGCACCCTTGCAGGCACGGTGGGCGCGGGTATTGGAAGTTTGATAGAAGGCGATGACCCAAGAGAAGCTTTTAGAAGTGCAGCCCTTGGTGGTTTGTCTGGCGCAGCCTTGGCTCGTTTAACAGGTGGACCGGGTGCTATTGATAGTGACATACAAAGGAGTTTAAATTTCGGTAAAGATTTAGTGGGTGGTTCTGGTTTTGATCCGGGAACTTTTAGAAACCCTTTTACAGAAGCGCAACAATACTTTGCTTCTGGCACAACAGAAGCTGAGAAATTTGCTGACCCTACAAATTTTAAGTTTCCGGAAGGGCAAAATTTAGGTGCAAGTATTCCTGAAACAAACACTAGTTATTTTAAAAGTCCTTTTGCCAAACCACCAACAATAGATGAAATTATTAAATCAGATAGTTTTAAAGAAAAAATAACAGGTATTCAATCTTTAACTGATGGTAAAATTACACCAGATGCTCTCCTATTACAGGATTTTTATTTAAAACTAGCTCAAGCTGAACAAAAAAAATTAGCACCTAGCTTCTTACAAAAATATGGCGTACCGCTTGCAGGTATAACGGGTGCTGCTGCGTTAGGCGGGTTCTTTAGTGCACCTGAAGAAGAACCCGAAGAGGAGATATTGACAGGACAAGATTTGATTGATGAGGATCCTGACAAGTATTATATTGATGTAGCAGCACAACCCTTTGTAGATCAAAGTCAAGTGGCCAGTGCTTATGGCATACCGTCTTTGCCTGAAATGTCGCCATACCCAATGCCTACTTTTAATGCAAACAAAGGTGGGGCGGCTTATCCAAGACGAACAGGTGGTATAGGACCGGGTTTAGGTTCTGGTACAAAAGATGATGTTCCTGCAATGCTTACAGATGGTGAGTTTGTAATGACAAGAAAAGCTGTTAAGAACGCAGGCAACGGTAGTTTAAATAAAGGCATAAAGAATATGTACTCTTTGATGCGTAATCTTGAAACAAGGAGAGCGTAATGGCTGAGACAGTAATATCAAGAGAAGCTCCTGACATAGAAGCCATGAAGCTTGCCTTGATGCAGGCGGGTATTGATTTAACAAAAGAGGGTATGACACTACCGCAACAACAGATAGCCGATATGTCTGGGTTGCAGAAACTTGCTACACAGTACGCGGGTCAGGGTATTGGTTCATACATGCCTTATTTACAAGGTGCTAGTGACTTATATGGTCAGGGCGGAAATATGTATGGCAGTGCCGCAGACATGTATAAACAATCAACCGGTAAATTTGATCCTACTTCTTACCAGCAATTTATGGATCCTTACACGGAAGAAGTTATTAAACAGCAATATGCTGACATAAATCGTTTAGGCGGTCAGCAGCAACAAGGTTTATCTGATGCGGCTGTACAGGCAGGTGCTTTTGGTGGTGGCAGGCAAGCTATTGGGTCAGCGGAGATTGGTAGAAATGTTCTTGACCAACAATCACGGACCGGAAGCCAGTTAAGATCGCAAGGTTTTCAACAGGCAATGGGTAGTGCTATGTCTGATTTTCAAAACAGAATGGGTAGATTAGGTTCTGCGGCAGGTGGTTTAGGTAACGTAGCTGGTGGATTAGGCAGTACAGCAGGCGGTTTAGCCACGTTAGGTGCGTCTATTCCCGGATTAAAACAACAGGAACTTGGTTTTCTTTTTGATATGGGCGGTAGGCAACAGGCACAACAACAAGCAGGTCTTGATGCTCTTTACCAAAATCAACTTAAACAACAAATGGAGCCTTATCAAAGATTAGGTTTCTTGTCTGACATATTTCAAGGAGCTCCTTCTTCACAAATGCAATTTACAACAGGCACAGCACCAGGGTCTGGTGTTTCTCCTTTCCAACAATACCTTGGTTATGGTATAGGTGGATTAAGTGCCGTATCTGGTGCTAATAAATTAGGATTGTTTGGATGAGCGTTTTAAGAAGACAAATGTTCCAACAAGGCGGACCGGTCACGGCTCCCGAAGCAGCTGCTGTTCAGCAAGGTGCCCAACAAGTTATGGGACAAATCAATCAAGAGATAGACACCTCCCAAAACTTTGAACAGATGATTAACGCAACACGCGGTGAGGCGGCTCCAATAGAAGATCGTTACCGTGAACTAGCTACTATTGTAGGTCCGGAAGATGCTATGCAGACACCTGAATCTGTTTTAGCTTTGGCACAGCCTGTTATTGAAAACGCATTGGTTGATGAAGGCATTGGTGGTTTGGCGCAAGAACAAATGTCGGGACCTGTCGGTCCTGAAATGTCAGGCGGTATTATGGAAATGACACAGCCTGTGCAACAATTTCAAAAAGGTGGGGCTGCATTAAGTGATTACTATCAAGCAAACTTACCACTTATTCAAGAAATTTTAGGTTCAGAAGATGTAAAAAAACAGGCACAAGGACAAGCCTTATTGGACATAGCTCAAAGAGCTTTCTTATTTGGTAGCGGTGTAAATCCTGCAACAGGTAAACCTTATGGTGAAGATGAAACGGAAGCACAAAAACTTGCTGGCTTTTTAGCATCAGCGACCACGCCTATTGGTGAACAGCTATCCGTATACAATCAAGCTAAAGCCGCAGAAAGATCAAAAGCTCTTGACATGGCTATTACACAAAAAGCAGCTGCAGGTAAAGAAAAGAAAGTGGAGCTTTTGAATGTTATGTCAGCAGAAGGTACAGTTTTAGCTTCTTTAAATAAAAATGATGCAAAATTTGAAGAGAACTTTAATAAATTAAAAGAATTAAATTCTGGTGCATATCTTGCTAAATTACCTACAGGGGCTTTGACAAAAGCCAGTGTTGCACAAGAAATGGACCAAGTTTTTGTTGATGGTGCGTTTCAAGGTTTTATAAATATAAAAGATCCAAATGTAAATAAGCTTATTACAAAATTAAAAACAGAAAACCCTACTAAAACTATACAAGTACTTGACAAACCACCACCACCTTTTACGCCTGTTGTTACTTTTAATGATGATGGAAAAGCTGCTGTTTCCATTTCAAACAGCCAATTAAGCTCAAATTTATCTTTAGGTTTTACTGAAGAAAATAACCCAAAACCAAGCAAGTTTTTATCTGAAAAAGTTATAATGTACAATAATAAGGGTCAAGCTGGAATTGCTACAACAGACGCTGAATTACAAAGATTAATAAAAACACATCCTAATCAAAATAAGCCAACAGCCTTTACATCAAAAAGATTGTGGAAAATTTCTGAAGACGGTATAATTCAATCTGAAAGTAAGGTTGCAACTAACATTGGAGAACAAGCTACTTTAATTCAATCTGGTTTTAGTTCAGAAACACCGCCAGAATTTTATGAAGAAAAAGTTGTTTGGAAAAATGATAAAGATTTTAAAGTTGTTAAATCACAAGGAGAATACTCAACAGCTTTAGATGACGGTTATGTTTTTGAAAACAAACAAGAACCTTACGAAGCAAAGATATACTTTAATCAAAAGGGTAAACATGTAGTATCTAAATCTAATGAAGAGTTAGAAGCTAATTTTAATGAAGGATTTATATATCTAACGAAACCAACTCCTTTTAAGCCAATTGTATTGTTTAATGAAGATGGTAAAAAAGCAGTTGTTGAAAATTTTGAAAACGTAGCAAAAGTTATGAAAAAAGGTTTTGTTCTTGAGAATAAACCAGATCCTTACCCAATGACGGTATTGTTTAATAACGATGGTGAAGTTAAAATTGCTACTTCTAAAAAAGTGCATGAACAAGCTTTAAAAGATGGATTCTTGCATGACAGTATTCAGAAACCTGGAGCTCCTGCTATTCACGATGTTTTTAATGACCAAGACACTTTTGTGGGATCCTATGATTTAAATAATGTGGAAGACTTAAAACGATTTAACACATTGAAAGAATTACCAAATTACAGGGTTTATAAAACAGGTGTAAGACCTAAGACACCAGATGTTACTCCAAACCTTAAAGTAGTTAGATACATAGGAGATCATCCATTAAAAGGAACAAGTGGTAATTTTGATGCTAATAGTGAAGACGGAAAACAAATTATAGAATTTGCTACAGCTAATCCAGATCAAGCACAACTTTTTAATTTAAAAACAGAAGATCAACCTAAAGAAACACAAACTGCTTATTATGTTGAAATGGACGGCGCTGGACAAATTGTTGTTTCTAATGATGCCGGTAAAACATTTACTAAAAACGGTCAAGTTTATCAACTAAGCGATTATAAAAATGAAGTTTCTGGTTTTCCATTAAACAGTAGAAATACTTTTGAAGTATTTCAAAAACTAAAAATTAGTAAACAAGCAAAACAACAATTAGAAGAACTTGATTTTGAGATTATGTCTCAAATAGGAATGTCTGCAGCAGATGCAGCTGCTTTAACAAATGCATTAGATCAAGTAAGACAAGGTACAGGTTTTTATGCACAGGTACAAAGACTTATAAATTCTGGTAGTTCGATAATCCCTCAAACTATAAGAGGAAAACCTTGGTTTGAAGATAAACAACAAGCTAATAATTATGTAAAATCAGTTAATTTATTAGTTCGTTCTGCTCTTACTTTAAGTCCTAGATACGCAGTATATGATTTAAAATTAGTTCAAGAAGTATTACCCGATACTAACTCTTTTTTAACGACCCCCACTACCGAAGCTAATAAGTTAATTAATGTAAAACAACTTTTATTTGAACAAAAAACTAAAAATTTAAAATTTTTACAAGAAGGTGGTTTAACTACCTCAGATACTAATTTATTAAGATCTAAAAATTTAGAAATTAGTAGAGCCTTAGAATTGTTGAGCGGTGTTCCATTATATGGTAATAAAATTAAACAACATTATAGCTCTGATTTTATGAAAGAATTAAAAGAAAAATCTAAAAAAATTCTCGATAAAACAAAAGGAAAGATTTAAATGGCTGATCCCGGTGGCCCCTACGTTATACCTGAAGAAACGCTTGCCGAAGCTCAATATGAGTTTACGCAAGGAGAAATGGATAATTTTAGAAAAATTTTTAAAGAAGATTCGTCCGCTATTTTAGCACAATCTTTAACTAGCATAGCTCAAAATATCTCTCCAGAGTTTAGTTATCGTAAATTAAAAAATGGCAGCTCTCTTTATTTTGATCAAGATTATCATGGAGATGCTTTTAAGGGCAGCCCAACAGAAAGACGTTTTTCTGACGATGATATTATTTCGTTACTAAGTAACGCGGAAAAAGTAGGTTTTTTTGAAGCAGCTGCAAAAAAAGCTCCTACTGCGGTAGCAACCACCGGAGCTTTTGGTTACGGTTTTGGAACAGGCGTAAAAGTACAGCAGTATATTCCGCCGGTAAACTTACCAGCTATGGTTTTAAAGAGTGCTATTCCCCCTATTTTTGGTGCAGCTGCTTCTGTAGCTACAAATATATTTGGTGAAAAAGTTGCAGAACCTGCTTTAGGTTTAGATACAATCGCAACCCCTGACAGCGTTACAAGAAAACTTATGGGTGAGGTTTTCGCTTATGGTGCTTCTGGTCCGATACTTAACTTTATGGCTAAAGGAAAAGAAATTAATTTAGACGCGGCTAGTTACGTTTCTTCATTGTTACCATATGCTGCAAAAACTAAACTTGGAGAAATGGTTACAGGCGCAACAGGTTTTATTGAACCAAGTGGACGATACACGCTTCTTGGAGCAAAATATTTAGGAGCATCCGCTGACGAATTGTCAAGGCTTAAAAAAAATAGAAAGATACCAACAACAGTAAAATTACTTTCTGCTATTGAAAAATTTTATAATGGTGTTGGAAAAGATTTAACTAACAAAAGTGTTTCTGGTCAAGTAGCTAATATTTTAGGTGAGGTAGCTTTATCTGGATCAGCTGCTTTAGGAGCGGGAAGTGCACAAACGGTTATACCTGATTCAAACGCTGCTCAATTTGGAGGAGAGTTTGCAGGTGCAGCCGTACCTGCTGTGTTTGCAAAAAGGTTTGCGGATCTTGGTCCTAAATTAGCAAACGTAGTAAAAAATTCGTACACAGCGATTAAAGAACAAGGTATTCTTGCTGCCACAGGAAGAGGTGCAAAAGTTGTTTTTGGAGAAGCCCAAGAAAAAAGAAAGTTATCGTCTGCTAAGTTTATTTTAAATAAACTTAAAAAAGCAGGATATGACGATGAGCAGATTAATTTAATTATTGAGGAACTTGATCAAGTCCTCACTCCAGAGGACATGAAAAAATTTGTTGATTTAGAGGGTAATATAATTCAACCTACTGCTGGTTTAATTTCGTCAAACCCTATAATTAAATCTCTTGAAAATTCTATTGCAACTCGATTGGGTGGTGAATTTGGACAAGATCAATTACAAATGTTTAATAAACTAAATTCTTCTTTAAAAGCACAAGTAGAATCTTTGGTTTTGTTAGGTGATAGAGAGGCCTTAGATTTAGCAGGTGAATTACAAAAAACACGATTTGAGTTATTGCTGTCAAATGATCAAATTGGAGCTATTAACAATATGATGGTAGCTTTAGACCAAGTTAAAAAAACAGACTCTATGTTTGCAGGTGATAACATAGAGTTATCAACAAGATTAAATGACGTTATACAAGGTTCTATAGATAAAGCTCGTGAGCTAGAAAGAGAGTTTTGGAATGCAATACCTAACTTTGATTTAGATGTAGATGATTTAAACAGTTTAGAGTTTATACAATTCTTTAACAGCGGTGCACCTAATACAAAAGAATTTAAAGCAGAGTTTTTAAATAAAAATCCTGTAATAGGTTCTTTTATAAAAAGAAAATTAAAAGAATTTGGTGTTGTAGATCCTTTAGAAGAAATTGTTACACCCTCTGATACTTTTAAAGTAGATCCTCAAATTAAAAGAGTTGAGGACGATATAGAAACACAATTTGGTGAAAAAATAAAAAGTGACTACGATTTAATTTTAAATGCAATAGGTCTTAGAAATGAAAGCGCAGGAGAGTTATTTACAGGCGTAGGAGGTGTTTTCCCTTCTGGATCAGTACCTCAAAATATTTTAGATATAGCTGATCCTGCCGAAAGAGTTCTTGAAGCTATAAAACTTCAAGAAAAAAAATTAAAAGGTAGAGCAGGCGATAAGGTAAGATTAAATGAGCTTTTAGAAGTTAAAAAATATGCTTCTAAGTTATCTCAATTAGAGAGAATTAAAAAACTAGACAAAACTAAAAAAGAAACTTTTGAAACCGAATTATTAGAAGAAACTCCTGAAGAACCACCTAAAATAACATTTCAAGAATTAAGAGAAGCTAGAACTTCTTTATTAAAAAAAGCTAGAACTCTTTTAGCGCAAGGTGACAGAGCTGAAGCAGCTTTTAATTTTAAACTGGCAAGTAAAATATTAAATGATTTAGATAATGTAGCTCCGGACGATACTATAGAATATAATAATGCACGAGCTTTTAGTGCCGCTTTTAATGATTTTTTTACAAGAACTTTTGTTGGGGATATTAAACAAAAAAGTAAAAACGGCGGGTTTGTTATGATCCCTGAGTTACTAGCTAAAAATTTACAAATGGGCGGAACGGACCCAACCTACATGAGAGTAAAACAAATTACGGATGTAGGTAATTTTTTAAGAGATCAAGATATAGAGGGTGCCGAAAACATAAGTAGTACTATTTCGGGCACATTAGAAATGATTTTAAGGAATGCAAGAAGCAGTGCTTTTGATAAGTCAAAAGTTACAAAATTGCCAAATGGCGAAGAAATAGTAGTTGAAGGTGCTTTTAATCCTCAAAAATTACAAAAATGGTTAGAAGATAATAAAAAACTGTTAACGCCTGATAATGAAAATAATTATGCTGGTTTTCCTTCTATACAACAAGACATACAAGCAGTAATTGATGGAAACATTTCATACGAAAAAGTTTTAGGAAAAAATAAAAACCGCCTTAAAAAAGCTTTTGAGGCTATGAGCTTTATGCGACTAACAGATGACAGAGAAAGTGCTACAAGTTTGGTTACTCAAGCCTTGGCCAGTGGAAACAAACATCCGATTAAGTCGTTAAAACAGTTACGAAACATAGCTAGAGGTGCTAGGGGTCCAAATGGAGAAAGGTCCGAAGCAGCTGTATCAGAAGCTATGTCCGGTCTTCGTTCATCTATTTTAGAATATGCAATGGAAAAAGCATCAGCGGGAGCGGGACGGGGTAAGTTTGACGCAAGTAAAATGAAAGCTATTTTGTTTGAAAGTTTACCTAATGCGGTATTACCTCCTAAATCTGGAACCTTTAAAACGGCAGGTGAGTTTATCACAGGACCAAAAATTGGTGCAAAAACTACTTTATCTGAGCAAATGGTTCAGTTGGGAATTTCCACCTCTGACGAGATAAATAACGTAAGAAATGCTTTAAATGAAATAGAAAAATTACAAATAACGGCAGCTTCTCCCGGTGGTTTAGCGGATCTTACAAATGACCCAAATGCTTTATTTGATTTTTATTTAAGAATAGCTGGTTCAGCGGTGGGTACAAGATTACAAAAATTAGTTGTTCCCGGAGGCACAGGAGCGGGTTCTTTGGTCGCAGCAGGAGCGGGTTCAAAATTTTTTAGAGAGTTTTGGAACGCTAATATGCCAAGCAATCTTGAAATGGATGTTATGGCTCAGCTGATGAAAGATCCTCAAATGTTAGCTTTAATGTTAAAAAAAGCAAAAGATCCTGCAAAAGCTAAACCAATTATTACTGCAATAAAACAGCTTATGGTAGAGGTTGGTCTTATTCCAGCCAAAGTATCTACAAGGTTTGCTCCGGCTGAAATAAGCGATACTTTACAAAAAGAAGATTTAGATAAATCTTTAGAAGAGTCTGAAATATTACCAAAGGAATTTTATAAAAGAATTACAGGAGAGGGAGCTTTGGATGTTTCTTCTTTAAACAAACCACCACCACCTGAAATGATTAGTCCGTCTTTAGCATCTGCTTCACCTATACAACCAATAACGGGTCTAGGCGCAAACCAAAACCAAAGGTCCAAGCTCGCCGCAGCTTTTCCTTTTGATATTACATCCGATATTGACCGCATGAAAAAAGCGGGTATCGGATCACTTATGGGATAATTATGAAAGAAAACTTTGATGAATCTTTAAAAATGTTACTTGTGCACGAAGGAGGTTGGAGCTCACATCCAAAAGATCCTGGCGGCAGCACAATGAAAGGAGTGACCAAGAAAGTATATGAAGAATACTTGGGTCGAGCCTGTACTGACGAAGACCTTAGAAACATAGAAGATGAAGAGATTGCAGATATATACAAGAAGCGTTATTGGGACAAAATAAAAGGTGATGATTTACCAGACGGCGTTGATTGGGCTGTGTTTGATTGGGCTGTAAACAGCGGACCTTCAAGAGCAGCCAAAGCTTTACAACGCTGTGTAGGCGCAACAGTTGACGGGGTCATCGGGCCAAAGACCGTGGGTCACGTAACAGATATACCGGCAGAGAAGACAGTTGAATTTCTTGCATCTGAGCGAGAAAAGTTTTATCGTTCCCTTAATACCTTTGATACTTTTGGCAAAGGTTGGTTAAGACGTAACGAAGAAACCAGAGAAAAGGCAGTTGAAATGGCTATAAAGGAAAAAGACAATGGCTGAATTTGATGGAGTAAATGTTCCCGAAGGTATTGCCTCTCTTTTGCGTGAAGATAAAGAAAGAGAGAAGAGATTTAACACAGATCCAGATTTTCCGGTAGAAACCAATCGTGCAATGATTTTGTATAACGACAAAGGCGAAGGAACTTTTGTAAAGGGTGAAAGTCAAATATTAGAAGCTATAAAAAATGGTTATTTTTACACCGCGTCTACCGTTCCAGATGTAACTCCAACAAAAGATTTTGGAGAAAAAATTTACGAAAGTGGTTTTTTTGAACGCCCTATAAAAAATATGGCAGAAGCCATGGAACAAACTAAAAATGAAGAAAGAAGCAGGGCTATGAATTTTGAAAACTATGATCCTGTTGTTGGCAGTGCAAGCGGTTATGAATTTTTTAATGCTCCACGATATTTAACCCGACCTTCAAATATCTTTGAAACAATTGGTCCCATGGATACAGTTAGACGATATAACCCTGAAAAAGATGAAATGCTACCAAAATCAAGACCTACCATGGCTGAAATATTAATGGAACAAGGAGAATAAAATGGCTGAAGGAATTATGGAATTAATAGACTCAATGCCGGATGAAGGACCACCAGCAGATGCGGGTGATACAAGCAGTCCTAATTTTGGTCAAGGCATGTCCATACCGCAAATGTATGAAATACTTGAACCTTTAGCAAGAATGATTGCTGAACAAACGGGTGAGGATGTACAATCTATATTACAGGAAATGATTACGGACCCTACCGCTATTGGCAGAGCTAAAAGTATGTTAGGAATGGATGAAACAACACCTTTTCCAAATAACATTAGAGAGCCTATGCAAACACCACAAACACAAGGCATACCCTCAACTGTTTTTGAAAATATGAGCCCTGCTCAACAAAGTAAAATTTTAGGAATGGGTGATACTATTACTAATATAGATTTACCTCAAGGAAGACCCACCATGTCTGAAAGGTTGCTTTCACAAATGTCTTTGAAGGATTAGTAAATGCCCGTAACAATTAGTGGTGGTAAATTTGGTTCTACATTAAGCTCAGATCCCGATGCACAGAAGACACAAGTAAATCAAGCTAAAAAAGATTTAGATGATTTACAAAGACAAATAGCCGCCGGAGAACTTAGAAAAGGTTCTAAAGATGTTATGAAAGAGCTTAACCGTCTTGAAAAGATGGGCATTGCTACTTTTGGAACAGGCCTACGCGGTTTAGACACAGCGGGTAGCGGTGATAAACCCTACACAAGACAGCAGTACCAACGTCTTATTAATGCTTTGTACGATCCATCACAAAGAGATTTTGATCAAGATACTATCTATCCTAATGAATTTGCCGCAACTCAACAAAAATTAACCGCAGCGGATTATGAAGACTATGTTCAAGGACGCGAAGAACGCTTAAAAGATAGTTTGTTGGGTAAAGGTATTGGAGCGTTACAAGGAATGTTTAATCCTATTGGTTCGGGTATTAAAGCTGCACAAGACTATTTAGGTGGCATCATGCCTTTTCTTCAAAGACAAAATCCCGCCTACTATAGTTATTTGCAAAAAGGTTTAGCTCCACAAAATGACCAACAAATACCACTTATGCTTGCCGGTATAGGATCACTGCCTGTTAATCAAACAGAACCTGTAGACAGTTCTACTGTCATGTCAGACTTTGCATTAACACCCAATGAGGTTGCCTTTAACAACCCAACTGTAGCCGGCTCCGATATAATTAATTCTAATCAGTTATATCCAATGTTAAACTATCCAACTTTCAATACTCTCTCCTAACACCTGACCTGCAATATCAATCTTGTCGCGTAAAGCATTGATTATCTTCTCATCTATAGTGCCAGGTGATATCAGATCAATATATGTTACTTTCTTTTTCTGTCCGATACGATGCGCCCTGTCTTCGCTTTGCAATCGTATTTCTAGATCATAACTGTTAGAATAGTAAATCACGGTGCTCGCGGCTGTGAGCGTTAAGCCAAAACCACCTGTACGCGGTTGACCAATAAAAAACCGTGTTGTTTCGTCTTCCTGAAAGTTCTTAACAATTTGCTGTCGTTCTTCCTGTGGCGTCTGACCATAATAGGTAATCACACTTTCTTCTCCAAACTCTTTGGCTAACGCATCACGGATCGCGGTTATGTCATGTACAAAAGAAGCCCATATAATAACTTTGCCACTTGTTTCATTTAGTATGTCAACCAGTTCTGTTATACGATTAGAACTTATACTGCGGATTGTTTCATCATCATCCTTGATAAACCCGCAACATATCTGCTGTAGACGCATAATCTGTGTAAGCACACTAGATGTAGTAGACAGCATGCCATCCTGAAATAACGTCAGGGCAAGTTTTTTCATCTCGCCATAATGTTTTTTCTGATCATCTGTCAAAGGTACATTACGTCTTACAAATATTTTATCTGGTAAATCAAGACAATCCTTCTTCAGTACACGACTACTAAATGCTTCTATCTTTTCATTGAGCTCATCTAATCTCTGGTAACCGGCTATCTCCTGAAAAGATCGATGCCCCATTGTTCTACGTTTGACCACGGCATACCGGCCTTGAAAGGCATAGTAACTAGCAAAACCAAGTAACTTGTCTGACAGAAAAGCAACTTGAGAAAACAAATCCATAGGTGACTTTGTAACAGGAGATCCTGTCAGGATACGTTTATAGCTACAAAGCTGACCCAAACTAACAACATTCCTTGTACGCAGGGCCTTTCTATTCTTAATTGTTGTCGATTCGTCTACCACCATCATGCTATTCGGAAATTTACGAAACAGCCATTTAGCCGTCTCAGAGCCCTTTATTGTAGATAAAGCTTCTATGTTCATTACAAACAGTTTTAGGTGCCCTGTAGCCTCCACAAAGTCCAAGAACTCTTTCTTGTAAGTCTGTGTAATGTTAGATTGCCAACGCAACACGATGTTTTTTATATGGTCTGGTAAATGCTGTGGTATTTCTTTATACACCCAGTTATCGTAAACACCTTTAGGTGCTATAATAAAAGCAGCTTCTATCTTTTCAGTTTGATACAGGTGACCAATGGTATCGATTGCAACCTTTGTTTTGCCTGTTCCCATCTCCATAAACAGTGCAAAGTTTTGTTTGTCTTTTGACTGGTTAAAAACTTTTAATTGGTGGTCGTATGGTTTTGTTTTAAATTTATACATTTTTTTTCTCTTTAGTTCTTGACAATGCGATTGTATAGGATTAAATAAGAAAAATCAAGAGTAGAAATACTTTTTAACAACGGACGGAGGACCACGATGCAAGATGATATAGCATCCCTTATGGAAAGCGATGTTGCTGAAAAAGCTTCCTCATCTCTAATTGTTGGAGATGTGCAACTCAAACAGGCCGCAAATCTTGCGGCTTTGATTAAAACTGAATCAGAACATGTAAAGGTTTTAGAAGAAAACTTAAAAGAGTGTAAGAAGAACCTTATGAAGTTAACCGATGAGGACTTACCTCAACTTCTAACCGAACTTGGTATGTCCAGTTTTAAGATGGCTGATGGTTCATCAGTCGAGATCAAGAAAACGTATGGAGCTTCCATTCCTGTAGATAATCGGATACAGGCTTTTCAATGGTTACGCGATAATGGCTTTGGCGATATTGTCAAAAATGTTGTTGCCTGTAACTTTGGCATGGGTGAAGACAACCAAGCAGATAGTTTTTTTGAGATGGCAAAAGACAAAGGTTTTGTGCCAGATAAGAAGACTGAGGTTCATTCCTCAACACTTCGGGCTTTTGTAAAAGAGCGTGTAGAAAATGGAGACGAGTTCCCAATGGATTTATTTGGGGCTTTTATCGGTCAACGAGCTGTAATTAAAGGAGGAAAATAATGTCAAATGCAGTAAAGACTAAGGGCGACACTAAAGTTGCTACACTAGATATGGATATGTTTGAGCAAGATGCGGGTGCGGGATTAAATAATCTTGGTACTGAGGATTTAGCTCTACCTTTCCTAAAGGTATTGTCAAAGCAAAGTGATGAGCTTGATGATATAGATGGCGCAAAAGCCGGTGACATTTTAAATACTGTTACCAATACTTTGTACAAGGGTAAAATTAATGTTGTGCCCTGTGCGTACCAAAGGCGTTTTATTCAATGGCAACCAAGAGGTACCGGATCAGGTGCACCTGTCGGTATCTTTAATCCTACGGATGATATGCCTGAGACAAGCCGTTCTTCTGAAGATAATAAAGAATATCTTACAGATGGTAGCGGAGACTATATGGAACAAACCTGTCAATGGTATGTTAAAGTAGTTGAAGATGATGGTACTTCGTCTAATGCATTGATTGCCATGAAGTCAACACAACTTAAAAAATCCCGTAAGTGGATGTCTATGATTATGTCTAGACAAATGACTGGTAAGAACGGACCTTTCACGCCACCTATGTATTCACACGTTTACTCTCTTACAACGCATGCTGAAGAAAACAGCAAGGGTAAATGGCATGGATGGGAAATGTCTTTAGAAAAACAAGTTGGGGATATTAATCTTTATAACTCAGCAAAAACATTTGCTGAGTCGGTTGATAAAGGTGATGTCAACGTCAAGCACACCCAAGAGGGCGAAGGTCAAAACGAAAATATTCCTTTTTAACTTTGCTTAACTGTGGCGGGGCAACCCGCCACTTTTTTTGGGTGTATAAATGTCAATAAAAAAGTTTGCCACAATCTTTGACGGCTTGGAAGAAGCCTTTGGTACGTTTGAAATACAAAAGCAAAATGCCAGTGGAAAGAGCATGGGTCAGGCAAGGATTGTTAGAGAAGAAAGAACCAGTGATAATTGGAAGGGGCACCTAAGTGGTAAAGGTGATTCTGTTGGTATTATTCCTATTAATGCTGAGAATAAATGTAAATGGGGTTGCATCGATATAGATCAATATAATCTAGATCATAAGAACCTTATTTCAAAGATTAGAGATTTAAAGCTACCCTTGGTAGTTTGTCGCTCCAAGTCAGGCGGTGGCCATGTGTTTTTATTCTGCAAAGAATGGATGCCGGCTAAAGAGTTACAGCAAGTTTTAAAACATCTTGCTTCTGCACTTGGCTACAGCGATTGCGAAATATTTCCAAAACAGGTCAAGTTGCAGTTAGATCGTGGGGATGTAGGTAATTTTTTAAACATGCCCTACTACAACGCTGAGAGTGGCTTACGCTACGCTATCAAAGATGATGGATCTGCGGCTACGCTCAAAGAGTTTTTTGCCCTGTATGATAAATATGTTCAGACAAAAGAACAGATACTTGCTTTAGAAGTTGATAAAACCAAGACGATGCCGGCACCGGATGGTCCACCATGTATACAGCATCTTTGCACACAGGGCTTTCCGGAAGGGACACGGAACAACGGTCTTTTTAACTGTGGTGTTTACCTTCGTAAAGCTTTTCCGGATACCTATGAGACAGAACTACTTAGCTACAACATGAAATACATGAGCCCACCGCTTCCCTTGAGTGAGGTTAACATCATAGCAAAACAGCTTAACCGCAAAGACTACGCTTACAAGTGCACCGATGCACCAATAAAAGATTTTTGTAATAAAGAAGTTTGTAAGACAAGAAAGTTTGGGGTAGGCAACTCTGCCAACCAAGCGACACTTGCCAATCTTCGTAAATACGCTTCTATACCGCCTATATGGTTTATGGATGTAAATGGAGAGCCTTTGGAGCTTGACACAGATAGTCTGCTTAACCAGAATGCTTTCCAAAAGTGTTGTGTAGAACAGCTAAACTTTCTACCGCCCACGGGCTCCAAGCCTATGTGGGAGAACCGCATGAATGCTTTGTTGCAGAATATGACAGAGACAGAAGGTAGTGTTATAGAAACATCTACCGATAGTTCTATTGATGGAGCCTTCTACGAATACTTGGAGGACTTCTGTCGTAACATGCAGACAGCACAGGACAAGGAAGAGATACTACTACGCCGTCCATGGACAGATGAAGAGCAGAACCTGACTTACTTTCGCCTTCGTGACTTTGAAAACTTTCTCAAGCGTAATCGTTTCTTTGATTTTAAGACACATAAGATAGCCCAACGCCTACGGGACATAAACGGCGAAGCACAAGTATTAAGAATAAAAGGACGTTTGGTGCGTGTATGGGTCATACCCGCATTTGACAAAACTGTAACCGATTTAGATCCACCTGATTTTAGTGATGGGGAGGCCCCGTTTTAATGTTTAGAATATTCGGACCACCAGGGACTGGTAAGACTACAACGCTATTGAATATGGTAGAGAAGCAGATGGAAGACGGCATACTACCCAGTCAGATTGCTTTCTTGGCCTTTACACGAAAAGCTGCGAAAGAAGCAAGGGAACGTGCATCGAAACGATTTAAGCTTAACATGGATAAAGACCTGTTTTATTTTAAAACTCTTCATAGCTTTGCTTTTGCCATGTCCGACATACAATCGACACAGCTTATGAAAAACGATCACATGGACGAGCTTAGTACTATTATAAAGTTTAATCTTAGAGGTTCCCAAAATGGAAGCTTTGGGGATACACCGACTGTCAGCGAAAATCCTATTATGCGTATCATACAGTTAAGCCGTTTACTGAGAGAGCCTTTGGAAAATACTTACCGGCGTGTGTCTTTCTCAGCTGACTTTACACCTTTTATAGAGGTAGACTATATAGCCAAGTGCTATCGAAAGTATAAGAAACAGCGATATCTTTTTGACTATACCGATATACTGGAGCGGTTTGTCGAGAAGGAAGGCTCTTTCTGTCCTAACTTTAAAGTATGTTACATAGACGAAGCACAGGACTTGTCGCCTCTGCAATGGGAAATGATAGAATTTATTAATAAACGCTCTGATAAAATGTATCTTGCCGGAGATGATGACCAAGCTATTTATCGATGGGCGGGTGCTTCTGTTGAATCGTTTATATCGATGCAAGGTGTATCCGATCATTTACTACGTTCCTATCGTGTTCCTAAATCAGTACACCGCGTAGCTGACAGGATAGTCCGGCGTATAAAAAACAGACGCTCCAAGCTCTATACACCAAAGGAAGGTTCTGCGGGTTTGGTTAAACGTGTCTCAGCCCCAAGCTCTGTCGATATGAGTGAAGGCGAATGGCTTGTACTGGCACAATGTAATTATATGCTCATATCAATAGCAGACATGTTGAGAAGTCAGGGTCTGCTTTTTGAGCTACATGGCAAACGGAGCATAAGCGATAAGATTACAACAGCTGTCCGTGCGTGGGAAACATTACGAAACGGCAAACAGATTGATCTACAATCTGTGAAAACGATGTATACCTACATGCGAACCAATACACGCGTAAAACGTGGGTTTAAAAAAATTACAGCGACCACGGAGAACCCGTTGTACAGTATTGAAGACTTACAACAAAACCACGGCCTTCTTGCCAATGTCGGTATGATATGGCATGTGGCCTTAGACGGGTTGCCTGAAACTGAGTCTGCGTATCTTACGGCCATGCTTCGTAGGAAAGAAAAGATTACAAGCGAACCACGGATCAAGGTTTCTACCATACATGGTGCCAAGGGCGGAGAAGCTGACAATATTCTGCTTCTGACTGATATCTCACCAACAGCGGACAATTCTCGTCTTGCGGGAGACGAACATGCCCAACAGCTAGACGATGATCTACACCGGTTATTCTATGTAGCCGTAACACGAACCAAAGAAAACCTTTATCTGGTAGACCCAGATGACCAACTAAGGAGTTATTCAATATGAAGAAACCATTAATTTATGTAACTTGTGCCACGGCTACCGAACCAATCAATATAAATATACTACACAATGATGGTAGTGGTAATTTTGTCCGTTATGATTTAGATCCTTATAAAGCTCTAACCATAGCCGCAGATTTAATTCAATTCTATAAATGGAAAGCAAAAGAAGGACTAACTGATGACTTTACAAATGGCAATGTTCACTCCAAAGACGGAATGGATACCTCCAAGCGAATTACCCGACCTATCAAAAGCAAAAGAAATAGCGATTGATGTAGAAACACGCGATCCTAACATAAAAACCTTAGGCCCCGGATGGGCTCGTAAAGATGGTGAGATAGTCGGGTATGCTGTTGCAACCTCCGAATGGAAAGGGTATCTTCCCGTATCACATTATGGCGGGGGTAACCTTGATAAACGCATTATCGAAAACTGGTTACGGCCCATGTTGGGTTCACCCGCCACCAAAATCATGCACAATGCACAGTATGACCTTGGTTGGCTACGGGCGACCGGCTTTGAAGTCAAGGGACGTATCATTGATACAATGCTTACAGCTTCCTTACTGGACGAAAACAGGTTTAGCTACAGCCTGAACGCTCTATCTTACGACTATCTCAACAAAACCAAGTCAGAGAAAGCTTTGCAAGAAGCTGCGAAATCTTTTGGTGTAGACCCGAAAGCAGAAATGTGGAAGCTACCGGCCATGTATGTTGGTCCTTACGCAGAGACAGATGCAGAGTTAACACTAGAGTTATGGAACATCTTTAAGAATAAGTTATCCGAAGAAGAGCTATGGACAGTCCACGGCTTGGAGACAGATTTACTTCCTTGTCTTGTCGATATGACCTTACGCGGAGTGCGTATAGATTTAGATGGCGTAGAGAGAACCAAGCAACATCTTCTCAAGGAAGAAAAGAAAACCTTGTCACAGATAAAACATGTTGTTGGCTTTGACGTAGAGATATGGGCGGCTCAGTCGCTTGCCAAAGCCTTTGATGAAGTGGGCCTTGCCTATCCCAAGACAGAAAAAAAGGCTCCTTCGTTTACAAAAGCCTTTCTGTCAGAGAGCAAACATGACCTACCACAACTGGTTGTCCGTGCAAGAGAGCTTAATAAAACCAATGGTACGTTTATTACAACGATACAAAAGCATGTTGCCCATGACGGACGTATCCACAGTCATATCAATCAGATACGATCT